TGCGTTCTCTTGCAGGTCTTGCACTCTCATGTTTCAATAATTTTTCATAACAGGGAACACATCGTCTTAGATCTTTATCATGTTTTCCTTTGGCTCTCAGCACTTGAGGATTTGTAAAATTAGTTCCTCTTGTATCTGCAGATACAAGGTTGATCGGTTCGCTTTTAGCGAATGATCTCCCACAGTCTAAACAGAGATTTGGATCCTGTCGCTTCTTATCATTTCGCTTTCTGTCTGTAATCCGAGCTTTATGAAGGCAGTGTGTGCATTTTACTTGATGATCTTCTAAGATAGTATAGCATCCACGAGCAATGTCACAATATCTAATTTGTTCTTTCTCAGCTTTATCTTGGATAGCTTGGCGTTTATGTTTGGAGCAATAGACTTCTTCTGTTAAACCTTTAGGTAAAGGTCGGTTACACTGTTGTCCTTTTTTGTCTCCTTGTTGAATAAGGGCTTGACATTGGGACTGAGGCTGAGACATTCTGTATATGCCGTAGAAGATAAAATGAGTGGTTGGTTGTGCATTTAGATAAAAATTAATTTGGATCAATTTTATTTTGAGAGATAGATAAAGGTAATTAGCAAAAAGATAGAAATAATATATTTTAAATACATTATAATATCATTGATAAATTGAGTTTTATTTTTTGCAAGATTTGCGTGATTTGCGAGATTTACGAGATTTATGTGATTTATATAGTTTATGTAATTTATATAATTTACGCGATTTATGTTGTCCGCCATTTTGATAGAAGGAAGTGCGGCGTCTTCTTCCTCTTTGGTTTAGGCCTTCTCGCATTTGTTGTGCATGTACTTGTTCTTGTTGCTGTTGTACCATTGTTCGTTGTTGAGTAATTGAACCATTCTGTCCTGTTAAAAATGTCCCAATTGATCCTTGAATATTATTAGGAAGTGTAAAATTAGCCATATTAACTGAATTTAAATGTTGCTCTTGTATTTCAGCAAATACCATTTTAAAAACACGAATAGCGTCACGATATATTTGTTCATTTAAAAAAGCAAACTCCATTATAGACAACCCATTTAAATCTATATTAATCATTCCTTCATCGGGTATATCTATCATTTTCATAATTCGAATTATTATGTTTGTATTTATGATATAAAACTCATCTATTTTATATGTTTCTGTATTGTATGTTCTATGTTTAATATCATACATAACATGATCATTTGTCATATCATAATATTGTGTTATTTGATAATTACGATCCTTTATATCAGTCTCTATACCTTTGTATCGTATCTTAATCACTGTACTGGTATCATATCCACTTAATCCTCGATATTCTCCTAAATATAATTCAATCAGACCAGTTTCTGGTTCATAAAAACAAGCTACAATTGACATTCTATACTATTAATATAAATTTAAACCGTATATTGTATTTATAAAAATGTATAAAGCTCTTTAATGGATAAATTATTCCATTCCAAGCATTTGATGTTATTGTTATATCCTATTCAAATACCTGCTCCACCATCTGATATAGACCAAATAAATGAGATATTAGATATTTTTATTCATAGAAGTAGAAGCCCTCACAGACCTCCAAGATATTTAAGAACTAATCAATGGATATAGTCATATACTACAAGTTTAAATAAAAATTGATTTAGTTTATTCTAATAAATTAAATCAAAATGGACTGTTTCATCTGTTTGAGTCGCAAACAACCACTTATTCAACCAGATTGTCTGTGCAAAACCGTATATGTTCATCCAGGATGCTACAAGAAATGGTTGCAGACAACTTGTCCTGATATCTTAACATGTGGTATATGCAAATCAGAAGTTAGTATCAGTTTTGTAAAACAGTTTGTATCTCTTGAACAATTGATGGCATATCCTAATAAAATACAAGAACCAGATGAAATACAAGAACTAAATGAAAATGGGTTTGTTTTGATAGAGAGTATTATAATACCAGGTATTGCAGAGGTTCGTGTTTTGTGTAATGGTGAACTACATTATAAGAATATTAAACAACAAGATCGTGTTACTGAATCTGCTAAAAGACTGCATAAAAGTGAACGCCATTCCATACCAAGTTATAAGAAACCATATCGGTTCTAAATCATCAGCTTTGATCCCAGCGACTTATAATAACACTTTCCATACATTACATCCTTATCCAATGCCTTATCCATAGACTTTTGACTAATCTTCAATTGTGTCATACAATCATATTTGCATGTAAATTTCTTGATTATTTTATTTTCTGAATCATATTGACCTACACCATCTTTATACAGAATACATTCGCCATGCAGTAATATCCATTTTTCCTTAATATCATCCTCACATGAATCCAACAACATATAATAAAACCCATTCGTAAGTGTATTATTTTTAACAGGAGTATCAAGCGAGCTAGAACCATATCCATTCTGTACTGCTGCAGTTTTACGATCAATATAAATATTCAGAATTTCTGTTTTTTCTTTATTCACTTTTGCAATATATCCCAAATTCTGTGGACGTGTCTTCTTCGTTGGTTCTAAATGATGAATCGTTTGAGGATCCAGTTCACGGTCTACCAACTGCCAACGGAATCCCTGATAAACGGTATTTTCTCTAACCGCTTTATTTACACTTGGTCGTTTTATTGCAGAGGATTCTTTCATTGCATCTGTTACTGTTTCATAGACATAAATCAAATGTAATGTTTCAGGATGAATCTTTTGTAACCTTGGACCTGCATGAGAATCAGGTGTATCAAACTTTGTCATTGTTTTAGCAGGTTCTATTTTTTTCTGTACATTATACTCTTCTAATGCAGTCACTTTTGTAATCAATGTTTTGTTCAATGCAATCAGTTCTTTAATATCATTTTCATAAGATATAACTGGTCGGCCATCTTTTAACATCTGAATCTCAAGATGCAATCGTTCATTTTCTGATTTTAGCTTTTCATATTCTGCAAAACTATATTCAAAGCTACTAATGTTTGCGTCAATAAGTTGTATGACTGTCTGATATGATAAATTCTTTCCAATTAAAAATAGTTCATTCTCAGATTCATGTCCTTTCAGATTCGTTACTTTATTTGAACGAATCTGATCATGTGTATGCAAAAACTTTTCAAATCCTGCAGAGTTATTTACCAAAAATGCATCTAAGAAAATAACTTGCGCTCCATACTTCTGTCTAAACTCATTATGACGATTGCGAACTCCCCTACGAGATTCACCGATTTTAATGATATATGTACCATCCTCTAAGGTTTTGATCCGAGCCACATAAACAAGAGAGCCATTAATTGTTCCATATTGCTTCATAATAAGTTTATGTTTTTCTTGTTCAGGGACTACTTTGAGTTCGGCAGTTTTTTGCTCGAGTTGTTCAGTTTTTTGAGTGAGCTGAACCGTTTTTTGTTCAAGTTGTTTTTTAAACTCAATTGCTTCTTCTTCCATAACTTCATGTAGCAGTTCTTCAAGTTTCATATAATATTCATGAATTTCTCCTGCTTTTTTAGTTTGAGCTTTGAGACAGAGAGATTTGAAACATTTAATAGTTAACATAATTGTTTGTTTATTTTGTCCACCTTTTTCATGATTTACATCATTGGATCGCTTATCCAAATTGATAAGCGATGACTGTATATAATCTACATTAATTTTAAAATGTTTTTCTAATATACGTAATGTATTTTGTTTTGTTGAAAATCCTAACCATTTCCAAACATTATCCATATCTACTACAAAATCAGTCTGCTTATCATAATTAAGATAACAGTAAAAACTTGTAATAAATAGTTGTTGTTCAGTATCAGAAAATGATGTTTTAATCTTTTCTAATAATGCAACATTATACGTATCAGATAGTTTTGTAATAGGATTGCTTTCAATAAGATCTACAATATTTAATTCAGTTGCCATCTTCTACTTATCTATTGTTAGATATCTTTAAGTCGGGGAATCGCTTATTATATTTTTAATAAGCAATAAACTTGCTTTTAGAAAGCGAAAGCAAGTTTATTGCTCCTCCAAAATGAGTAGCAAACCCATATTGTTTAACCTATTGGGTTAAACAAAACGCAGCCAATATATATGATTTTAACTTAAATATTATATACTTTACCCTTTCCCAAATAATATTTAGTAATTAATTTTTAACCACTAAATAATATTTTATAAATTTTAAAGAAATGTAATATAAATAACAAGTAAAGTATTTAATTGGAATAAGCCAAACCACCCCTATGGTGTTACCTTCATATTTCTATGAAGAATGGACTGTACCTTAAGCATTCTCAGATTGATTAGATCGTCATTGAATACCAATGCCTTTGCAGTCTCTGAAACGGTTCCATGGCCTATCTCACACCTCAATGAGGTGCTTTTAGCGGCTTTAGGAACTCGTCTGCGGATTGCCCAATCCTTTGCGTTTTTACTGTATCCGAGGTCATTACCCTGGATTTGCCTTACTCTTTCAAGTAAGGTATAGTAGCAAAGGCTGTAAGGGGTTTCCCGCAACCAGGTCATTTTGCAGTGTTTTTCAACACCACTAGCTAGTCATACTGTTTGTCCTCTTACGAGGCAGCTAGCTATTTGGCACAGGCGGTTTGCAAGTGCAACCGAGCAGATGTACAAGTACATCTGCATGTTAATGCCAGACATAATACGAAGAACGTTGTAGTTAGTTGCATACACGCGAACGGTGGATGACAAGCTAGCGCCAACGGCGTTGTTTGATACCGTCAACAACAGGGTAGTGTTGTCAATACGGGACAAGTTGCAAGATCCACTTGGCTGATGTTGCTCAGGCTGGAGGGCAAATGAATAAACGTTAATACCAACAGCGGGGATGTTGGTGTGGTGCTGGTAGGGCTGGACCCAGTTGAAGTAGTTGCCATCGCGAACCTGGAAGCGGTCGTGGCCGTTCAACTGAAGGAGGGCCGTAACCGTGGGGTTCTTGCCAGCCATGCCTTCAACACGGGTGACGGAGTAACCAGACTCCAAGACGGAGCGGTCCCACCAGTCAGAGTAGTTGAAGGGCTGCTGACCCTTCCACGGGTTGATGACGGAATCATCGCATGACTGGTAAGAATCACGCTGAACGACCCAGACGAGCTCCTTGCAAGGGTGGTTGAAGTTCAACTTCAGCTTGTTGGCTGAGGAGGTGATGGACTCACCACCAGTGAATTGGAGGACATCAATGAGGTACTCGTGGGAGACCTGGGCGAACTTGCGGCGCTCATCCGTGTCCAGGTAGATGTAATCTACGTAGAGGGAGGCAGCAGCCAAACCGCACTGGCCTACACGGTTACGAATAGCGTGGGGGTCAGCGGAGTTGGAGTAGTCCCAGCACAAGTTGTTCAATGAGTTGAACTCAAGGTTGATGCGGACCTCGTGGTACTGGAGGGCAATCAAGGGGAGAGCCAGACCAGGGTTGCGGCAGAACCAGAACTGGAGGGGGATGTACAAGGTGTACATGGGGGCGCATGAGGTGACAACCTCAGACGTGAGGGGCTCGCCGCCATAGCAATCATTGTCGCATGATGAGCCGCCCTGGTAGAGCAAGTTGGTAAGCTCAGGGACGTTGCCGACCATCTTGGCATAACCAGCCTGCTTGCCAGGCTCCTGAGTGAGCTCGTTCCAAATGTGGAGCCAGTCACCATAGTGCTTGTCAATGCGCTGGCCACCGATTTCAATCTCAACGTACTCAATGATGTTGTGACCGATCCAGTTGAGCCAACGGAACTGAGCACCTGAGCCATCAGAGGGCTGCAGAGATACCTGAGGCAGAGTAGCCTGGAGGTACATGCGGTGGATTAAATCACCGTTACGCTGGATCGTGCAGGTGACCTTCTTGCCGAAGTTGGGAGCACCGTTGAAGGGGTTCTCAATGGACTCCATGGCAAAGTTGGTGTGTCTGCGGTAGACAACCTTAAAAAAAGTAATTTGAGGGTTACCAGTAAGGTAAACATCCTGTGCGCCATAGGCAACTAGCTGCATTAATCCGCCTCCTGTCATCGATAATTATACCTTGTATAGAGAAAAAAATTCTGGGAAAACACATTTTTAAAATAAATTCAAAAAATGTGTCGGAGTGTTTAAAAATTGATTATATACAATCTATATTGAGAATTAAAACGACATATAAAATATAATTTTATATAGTATATTACTATTACAATGGCAGCAGAAGTTCAGATAGAAAAGCCAAAATACACTCGTAAAAAGTGCGAACATGGGCGACAGGCCTGTCAATGTGTAGAGTGTGGCACTGGCGTATGTATTCATAAGAAAATCAAATCAATGTGTGTGGAATGCGGTAGTTCAGGAATATGTATTCATAAAAAGCATAAAAGTAGATGTATAGAATGCAAAGGGGCTTCAATTTGCCAGCACTCTAAACGTAGATCACGGTGTATTGAATGCAATGGAGGATCTATTTGCATTCACAAGCAAATTAAAGGTAGATGTGCAGAATGCGGTGGGGCTGATCTATGTATTCATAAGAAACGTAAAGATCATTGCACCGAATGTGCTGAAAGTGAATGTATTTGTGAACATAAAAAACGAAAAAGCAGATGTGCAGATTGTCAGGGTACAGAGATATGCCCACATGGCAATAGTAAATATTGTTGTGTAAAATGTGATTCAAATAATATTTGTGAGCACAAAAAACTTAAAAATCAATGCGTTGAATGTGATGGGATTCATGTTTGTGAACATAAAAAACGACGAAGTTCATGCATTATATGCACTCCAGAAAGTGGATGTCAACATTGTAACCATGTATCCATTATTGGCTCCCGTTGGAAACCCTATTGTTTCCGTTGCTACTGTGTATTGAACCCAGATGTCAAAATCCCACGACAATTCAAACTAAAAGAACATTATGTTATGGACGCATTGAAAGCACACTATAAAGATACATTGACTATGGCATTTGATAAAACAATTGAAGGAGGTTGTTCTAAAAAACGTCCTGATCTCTTTATTGATTTTGGGTCACATTGTCTTATTATTGAAGTAGATGAAAACAGACATGCCAATTATGCATGTGAACAGAAACGAATGATTTCATTATATGAGGATTTAGGGTTCCGAAAAGTTATCTTCTTACGTTTTAATCCAGATGGATACACAGAACAATCTATAAAGCATATATCACCTTTTGGATATACTCCCACAGGAATGATAAAAATCAATACCGAAGAAATGTCAAGAAGAATTGAAATATTAATTACGAAGCTAGAGGAATGCCGAGAAGAGCCAGAAGATATTTTAACAACACTATATCTCTTTTATGGATAATTGTATATCAATATAAAATCTATTGCTATAAGAAATGTCAATCCCTGTTCAAGTAGCAACGCATTTTATCGCAACCAATCTGGGACCCATTATATCATCTGTGATTAGTGCATACTCCTATAAACCTGTACAGCAACCTATAATTCAAGAAACAGATGATGAGCGTGAGCTAGATTTATTACAGATGGATCGCTTTGTAAAATGGATGAAACTTATTTTTGATGCAGAAACAAAAGAAACGCACAGAGAATACAAGCAAGAACTGTATAGTATTTATGTATCAATTTGCTCTGATCATAAACAATATCAACAATGGAAAAAATATAATGAAAGTCTGTGGTCATTTTCATTATACAGTAAAAAGAATACAAAGGCACTTGCAAAAAAGATTCTAGGAGATATTAAATTATTCAAAGAAGGATTGGAAATGTTTTCTATGTTTGAAAAATTATAAATACATAAATAGAATGTCTCCAGATTCTAAACCCGTATTGAAATATGGCACTCTTCTGAACAATAGTTTTATGACAACCTATATTGTTCTTTTTGGATATACTGCGATTACATTAATTGAAGCTCTCCGTACACCATGTATTAATACACGTCATATTATGAATATTGAAACAGCAGTATCACTTGTTGCAGGCATTGTATATGGAACATTTTTGGATAAAATGAAACAGCCCAATTTTAAATTAAGTGAAATTATACCAATGCGTTATATGGATTGGATGATTACTACTCCACTTATTTTATTGGCAGTTGTATTATTTTATAATACAAAATTAAGTTCAGTAGATTATAAATGTTATATTATTATTATTATCCTAAATTGGCTCATGTTGTTATTTGGATACCTGGGTGAATCTAAAATAATTTCTTCTATGAAAGGTCTTTTACTAGGATTTTTCTTTTATGCAGCCATGTTGTTGTATATGTATATGTATATCATACCAAAAGGATGTTCTCTTGCTGTATTTATTATTTTTGCAGTGATCTGGACGGGGTATGGAATTGCATATATGTTAAAAGAAGAGGAGAAGAATATTGCTTATAATATATTGGATATTATGTCCAAAGCAGTATTCGGTGTTGTATTATGGATGTATTTTGGTAAGGTATTGGCGTTTTAGGGATGAGATGATTTACGTCGTTTAGCCTTTCTAGTGTTATTATTGTTAGAATTATTGTTAGAATTATTTGATTTATTTGCTTTATGTACTTTTTGATTTTGCTCGTATTGTTTTCTTTCTGTATTTATTATATTGAAATATTCTGCTGACAACTTTTTAAATTCTTCAGAATTAACAGCATGAAGTTTTCTAAGTATATTTAATTCTCTTGGAGTTTGGTTTCTTGTAATAGCCCAAGGCAAACTTAGTGGTTTTTTCATTTTGTTTATATAATTATTATATTTTTTCTGTTGATTAACTGTTCTATTTTTATAACTATGAGTTAAATAGAGTGGCATAAAAGAACCATTTGACTTACTCATTCTATAATATAGATAGAAATCTACTTTATATAAAGTATTTAATGTTTGCGATGTCGGCGAGTTCTACGAGAACGTTTGGCTCGGCGTGTGCGTTTGCGACCGCCTTTTGTTGCATTATGTTCATTGCGTTTATTGGATCCAAATAATGTTGCATTTTTATGCAATGGTATAGGAGTTTGGTTTTCTGATTTTGCTGGTAAATTAAATATTTTACCTTCTCCTTCAGGTAGATAACTACCTTGAGCATTACCTTTACTTAAAGAAAGAGTAGGAGGACCATTATTATTAAGAGCAGCCATTTCTATTTTATACGCACAAATATAATTTAAAACAAATCTCTACCTCTTTACTAGATGAGTGTCTTCTTTAAAGTAAAAAATTCAAAGCGAAGTAATCCAGAAGCACGAACAACATTAGATGCCATTCATAGTCAACATGTTCAGCATATGGTAGAAGAAAAGAAGAACATTGACATCTTAAAAACAGAATTAGCCGTACTCCGTCAAAAAATATCAGAAACCACTTCCACAACAGAACTATGGAGATTAGAACGTGATGCAGAAATCCTTGAAAAGAAAATAAAATCGGTAGATGATGATTCAGATATGATGGACTATTATCTTCGCACTGGAACAATTTTATATAATTATTATGATATTCAAGATCAAATTCAACAAGGAAATTATGCACAGACCTCCAATAAAGCAAAACCAGGATCCATTTTAGCAATTTTAGAAGAAGTTGCTCAAGAAGAAGGAAACAAAACAGATGTGAAACCTGTTCAAAAAACACTTCAGAGAAATCAATTGCTTAATGAGTATCTGCAATTAGAAGATCCAAGTATGGTTCGGAATACGATTGATGATTACGAGGATTCATGGACAATCTGTGATAAATGTTGTGCAGAAATGATTATCTGTTTAAACGAAGCACATATAACCTGTTCAAAATGTGGTCATCAAGAAGCACTCTTAGTAGATACAGATAAACCATCCTATAAAGATCCTCCTCGTGAAGTATGTTATTATGCATATAAGAAAATCAATCATTTTAATGAATGGCTGGCTCAATTTCAAGCAAAAGAGAGTACAGAAATCCCTGAAGATATTTATGATGCTATTTTATTTCAATTGAAACGCGAACAGATTACAAATATGAGTACACTTAAACCCACAAAACTCCGTGAGATTCTGCGTAAAATGAAATGCTCTAAATATTATGAACATATCCCTCATATTATTAATCGTCTTAATGGTCAAAATGCTCCATTTATGTCACGTGAAAATGAAGAGAAATTACGTCATATGTTTCGTGAAATTCAACCATCTTTTAAGAAGCATTGTCCTAAAGGTCGTCGTAATTTCTTATCTTACAGTTATGTTTTGTATAAATTCTGTGAACTTCTGGAAATGGATGAATATTTAGCATGCTTTCCTCTTTTGAAAAACCGTGATAAACTCTATATGCAAGATAAAACATGGAAGTTAATCTGTCAGGATCAGGGATGGCATTACATTCGGACGAGTGGTTAGAATCACGAGTTAGAATCACGAGTTAGAGTCCAAACTGTTTTGCAATTAATTCGGCTTTATTTTTTTCTTGTATACTTGCAATAGCTGGTATTGTATGCGTATCTAATGTAATAAATGGTTTATTACATTCGGGATGCCTTTCTTTATACGCTTTTAATGCTTGATTATATTCTTTCACATCACGTTCATATTTTTCAAGTTCAAGTACTTTTTGTTCTAATGACTTATTTACAATATACGCATTAGGATCATATGCATGAACTGCAGCATAAGAAGGATTTATATTTCCCATCTAAACCTACTCTACTATAGTTTATAAATGAGCGAGCTCAATATTATAGTTAATCCAGAATCGGAGAATATACCTACAAATCTGTCAAGAAATAGTTCATTACCTCCAGAAGAACCAGTGATGCCTTTATCTCTTAAGGAACCTATTCCTCCAAATCTGCCAAGAAATAGTTCATTACCTCCAGAAGAACCAGTGATGCCTTTATCTCTTAAAGAACCTATTCCTCCAAATCTACCATCTTTACTTACATATAAAACAATGGATACAATATTAACTGGAAATTACAGTAAGAATGAATGCAACGATTCTATGATTTGTGATATTATTGCAATGTATTTAAAAGGTCAGAAAATTCTCTATATTGAGGCAAAATCATTATGTGAGCAACGTCTTAGTTATTTAATGCTTCCTACTATCTGTATTACTGCAATATGTTCTGTTATTAGTATTGCATTGAAAGAATATCAATATGGAGCACTCATTGTAAGTTCATTAAATGCCCTTAATTTTTTCTTTCTCAATTTGATTAATTATTTAAAACTAGATGCAAAGGCAGAAGCACATCGTGTATCTGCGTATAAATTTGATAGAATTCAATCCAAGTTAGAATTCAATTCAGGTAAGATTTTATTTATTAAGGGAGCATCAAAAGAATTGGAAAATCTAATTAATGAAACACAGAATGATGTTCGTGAAATCAAAGAGACAAATCAATTTGTTTTACCTGAAGATATTCGTCATAACTATCCGCGATTAAATACGATTAATGTTTTTTCAGAAGTAAAGAAAATACAATTTGAAGAAATTATGCTCGTGAATCAATTAAAAGATATTATGAATCAAATCATGAATATACAGCTACAACTGCAAACAAAACAGAGTATTATATTAAAAGATACGCTACACAAATTAGAACAGGAACGTCAGTATATAACAGAAATGTATATTACTATTAATAATAAATATCTTGATATTGATAATCAGTTTGAAAAAGAAATGGAAATACAACGAAATAGAATGATTAATCGCTGGCAACTCTGTTCATTTTTGAAGAGCTAGATTACATTATGATCAACTACCTACATGTATTTTCATATCAAGTCAAGATATATATGAAAACCATTGTATTGGAATTGAAAATTGTAAAATGCGGAATCCTCTGAAAAAGCCCAAAATTTAAGAAATGAGGCAGGAGGGGTACTATGATTAGTTTTTAGAACGTTACATTATGAAAAATAATCATTTACAAATGGGTGAATTTAAATGTAGAATTTACATGGGGAATCCAACGATTTTGAAGCCCAAACCGAGACCTGCCCCCTGTCTACTAGTAACACCCATGCTGGGGCTGACGGCATCCAGGACAGCGAATACGACAGCGGCGAGGACGGCGAGGGTAGCTACCTCATCAAAGGGGAGAGCACGCTTGGGAATAAAGATAGCGGCGGCGGCAATAACGAGACCCTCAATCAAATATTTAATAACGCGGTTAACAATTTCAGCGAATCCGTAGCCCATCATTTCTATATTTGATCCTAAGAAAATAACTCGTTTGAATCCCTAAATCAGTTTAAAGCATACCAAACAAAATGCTGTAGAAGATGGCACAATCATCAAACGTAGTAGAAGACTTTTTGGATGAAGACACTGAGATCCCTGGCCAGAAATACGTGTTATTGAGTTTTCTTAGTCCGGAGAAAGTGCTGGATAAAAAAGAAGTATTTTTCTTCAAGAAGTTTGTAGAATCCTATGAAGTTGATTGGAAGGTTAAGAATTTGGAGAAATTTCTAATTGATACTGTAAAACATGTAAATGATGAACTGGATGAAAAAGCAAGTGTGCTAGAGAAAGCCGATCAACTTGATGCGGCTGCCATTTGCCGTAAAAATCGTTTATCGGTTCAGTCAATTCTAACGAATTATACAGAATTTGTTAAATCTAATCAGGATTCTATTACAAAGACGACCATTTCAGAGGCATACGATGAATTTATGTTTAAACAAAAATTGAAGTTAGAAGAAGAATTTTATGAATTGAATGAGTTTCGTACTTCCATGCGTGGTGTAAAGATTCGGGGTGTATATGGCAATACGAAAGAAGCAGAGTTAAAAGCGAAGAAACTTCAGACGAAAGATAAGTATCATAATATTTTTATGGGCGAGGTTGGTAAATGGACGCCGTGGGATCCAAGCCCGAATGAGGTCAAAGATCAGGAATATAACAATGATCAGTTGAATACACTTATGAAGAAGTACAAGGAAAATGAGGATTCTCGTGAGAAGTTCTTTGAGGAGCGGACCAAAGGTGCTAAACCTACTGCGCCAGGATCAGCCTTGACTGCATCGGCTGCATTTAGCGATATGTTTAGTTCACAGGGTGATTTGGCACTTCAGCGTAAATCTACGATTGAAAAGGTTGAGTCAAAAGAATAAATGTACAGTGTAGTAGATGATTGGATTTTATATAGTAAAAATATTATCTATTTTTTTTGTATCTCTTTTATATTTTATATTTGGAACAGGATTATCTGTCTTTTTAGAGAAAATTATATCTAAAGAAGATCCTAAAAAGAAATCATTTTTTATGTTGGTTTTAGAAATTGGATGTATTTTTGGAATCATTGCAGTATTATTTTATTTTATGCGAATTGGTGTTAAACATGTACCATTCTTTTTGGATGGTATGTATGGTTTTAAATATTTTATATTAAAAGAAGTATCAGGTGGTATTATTATTACGTATATCTTATTTACAACTCAAACACAACTTAAGCAAATGGTTACAGAATTGCACATGCGTATTAATTCATATATATGATAGTCATTATGTATATTTGGACATTTAAGAACTCGTTAAATATCCAAAGATAGATTACATTTGTAAAAGGGGTAAAATATACATTTATTATAGATGTATGCTAAAAAGAATGCAACACGTAAAAGAGTTAAAAAAATATACAAGGGATTAAATGGATATGGTCTTGAATCATCCTATGATCCCAAATATGCAACAACATATGGTGAAATTACATTAAAAGGAATAGAACGATTGATTGAGATTTATCAAAAAGAAGATATCAATTCTCCGAAAGAACCAAAGGTATTTTATGATTTAGGATCGGGTATTGGAAAGATGGTGGTATTAATAACAGAATTAATACCAAATATGAAATCAAAAGGGATTGAATTAGTAAAAGAACGACATGATAAAGCAATGAAAGTGTATCATGCCCTAAAAAAGTCTGTACAGTCACGTGTTGAATTTATATGTGGATCAATGTTTGATTATTCTATAAAGGATGCTTCTTGGGTATTTATATCTAATCTGTGTTTTTCAGATCAATTGAATAAACAACTTGCTAAAAAAATAGAACAGGAAGTGAAAAAAGATACACTTATTGCATGTTCTGTTGAATTACCATTTCATAGTGCATTTCATAGGAAAGAATATCATATTCCTATGACATGGGAAAGATCATCCAGTATTTATGTATATAGAAAATTATAATTGTTTAAGAAAAGTATCCTACATCAGGAGCACCTCCAACATAGCTCTTTACACATTGTTGTGTAGCTCCATCACAAAATGTCCCTTCATCACATGGCTTACCGCTTCCATTCGGCGATCGGCATATGTAATCTGTATTAGAGTCAGGACGGTATGAATCATTGCCTACAGGTACGTTTACATTTTGAACCATATTCTGAAATCCTGATACATAATGCGGTTCCATTTTATCAATATAACGCACAACCATCGGTAAAACAACAATGGCCACTACTAAAAAAAGAAGCATTGCTCCAAGTCCCATTGCCTTTGAGTTATTCATTTTCTAGCAAATACAGAGGTTTTTATTAATGACCAAATCTAATAACGATCTGGAGTAATGGGTAGATCAGAAAAATAAGGAAGAACAGGGGCAACATCTGATTTACAATACCCATTCATACACCGTAGTCCATCAGCGCATCGCGGTAAATCTACACCACACCGACCTGCATCCACAAATCCTTCCATCTTTTTTACGCATGTAACGTATAAAATAATAATGATAAGTACGATTACAATGAGTTGTTTTAAACGCATTCTAGTAGTATTTTATATTTAATTATGAATCACTGGAAATCCATATGCTAACCATCCTGCAACAGGTACACCTTTAACAGGTGAAATACCATATCCATATTTAATTGCAGTTACATTATACCCTGCTAGTTTTAATAATGTTAGAATCTGACTACTTGTATGTCCAACATAACATATTAAAAATATCTGTTTATTTTTTGGTATTTTTTTAAGATTTTTTTCATCAAATATATCTAGCCAAAATATATTCTTCGCACCTTTAATATGCATTGAATGAAATGATTTTTTATCACGTAAATCAATCAACATATATTCTTTTTTCATATAATATTCATTATAAAAATCAAGAGGTGTTATATAATTCCAGTCATCTTTTGTTGAATGAAGATATTGTCGCAGAATTGTATTCATCTATCACTTAATTACGAAAATAAACTAGTTATTTTATTTTTAACATCTGTTACAGATGGGGGTTCTGAATAACACATGTATGAATACCACATATTATTATCACCCATACAAAAACCATATCCTTTTCCATGATTTGTTATAAATTCTTTTCTGTCTGTATCACTCATTACAGTTAAGAGTGATACATCATGTTTTCCATTTAATGAATTACATTCTTTCGCTGTATATAATCGTATAGTATTTTCAGGAAAAGTTATTACTTTATCACCTTTTAGTTTAAATTCTTTATTCGTAATTCCTAGTAATTTTTCATCAACCAAACATTCTTCTGGAGGTGAGCTTGGTATTTTATTAAGCCCCTTGCATGGTATACCACAATCTATTGTTTTACCATCTTTTACAACTGTACAAGATCCAGCACTAAATTTAGAACCTTCTATTTTAGCACATTCGCTTTCTGTATATGATCTACCTGCATCTTTTTCTTTCATTCCATATATTTTAAGTAAAGCAGGACTCGGTGCATATCCAGCAGAACCACAATATGAAGGTACAGCATCTTCAAATCCTTCACTATTTTGTACATAAAGTACACCGATCAATATAATCAATGCAATACCAATATATGTTAAACATCTACCTCGCATCTAATATTTCTTCTGAACATTAATGGCGGGGCCACGTAGTTTAGTATTTGCCCTCGGGTCAAAATTGTTAATCTCATCTTCTTCCTTAACACGGGAGATCATCTCAGATTGACGCCATAACTCAGGAGCACCCATCTTGAATTCTCCATGAACTTCTGCTTTGTACCAATAAATCGTATCTTCTAGTTTGTTACTCTGTGTATTGTTATTAATAACCAGGCATTCATAATTCTGTGTGCATTGATCCATCATTTGACAGAAAAACTCAAAGGATGGAAAAGCAGATCCATAATTTTCAAAGAGACGACGACGATTATTCAGATAAGGTTCTCTCAGAATAAAGACATAATCAATGTTGGTACGAAGAGCAGGTTGAATACCAAGAGGAAACTGCATCGTAATAATAAAAAACACTTTGAGCCAGCGACCATTCATAAATAAATAGCGAATATTCTTATCATGAGTCCATGAATCATCGTACATACAATCGTCCAAAATAAGGAAAGCGCGAGGATCAATATTGGATTTCATTCCACGACCTTCATCTTGTTGGATACGAGCCATGACTAATTTCTGTCGTTTTACGAAATTGGATAAAATAATAGCACTGTATTCGCCATGAATAAACATGGGCGGTACAATCTTTTTAAAGAATCCGTTTGACTCTTCTGTCCCTGAAATAACACATCCTAGCGGCAATTCTTGATGATGAAAGAGTAGATCACGCACCAGAGTAGATTTACCAGTGCGACGGCGGCCAATAAAAACAGCAACTGCGTCTTGTGGAATTGATTTCATTACAAACTTCCGGAGATTTACATTTACACCACCCTGTGCCATTCTATTACAGAATATATTTCATATGCGTACTCTTTTCAACACATAACTCTACGAATGAAGAAGATGCTATCTGTTGTAAAGTCTATTAAGAAAGAAGCATGCAGAGAATGTACGATTTCTGAAAATGATAGATTATCTTTTCATACATTGGATAATATTCAACGCTATAACCCTATGTTGGAATTCTTTCCTCATCCTGAAGAAATTCAATCCAAATTAAATCTAGAACTTCCATCTACTTACCAAATTAGCGAATGGCACAATGAACATAAACCCAATTTCTGGAAAGCAACGCGAATCAATCACATTACGAAAGAACAAGAGCCATGTGAAGTCTATACGAAAATTATTCATTTATTAAATCCAATGGATGTACTTCGTAAAAAGTATGTAGCGCCGATTCATCCATTTCTTCCACAACCCACTGATCAATGGAAAGAGATTATTCAAAAAGTACATAGTCAGAATAACCAAGCATACATTGATTACTTACTTAATTTTGTTCTGAGTCGTTTTCGTGAAATGGACCTGACACCACATTGTGTTTTATTTTATGGGTCATTTACAGGAGTTAGTAAGAAATATAAATTTAATATTTCAAATGAATATGATACCTATCGTAACTGTAGATGGTTTTGGGATGGAATAGCAGAAAAACGTGCAAAGATTGTTGTAAATGATGACATGCCTGAAGAACTGTATAATGAGATTATTACACCTCCATTTGAAAATGATGAAGAATTACATCCATTGGATCTGGAATCCGATTCTGTATCTGTTCATTCTGCAACCTCTTTTTCATTTGATGATATTAAACAAGATGCAAATGATGTAACTGATGTAACTGATGTAACTGATGTAACTGATGCAACTGATGCAACTGATGCAACTGATCCTCCTGATGTATCACTAGAAGTGCTTACATTAGATGAATTATCTGAAACATCACTTGATTCGGATGAAGATGAAGAAGATGAGGATGAGGATGAGGATGAAGATGAAGATGAGGATGATGAGGAAGATGTTTCCATTGAAATTGGATTAGAATTATCCAATATTCCTGTTATTACAATTGCACAGGAAGCACAAGAAGGTATTTTAGATACTCTTATTGATGAAGATGAAATTGATGGACATGCACATGGATCAGCAGCATGGGAAGAGCGATGGGTTGCATGGCTATTTCAAATTATTTCTGCTCTAACATTTCTTCAAAGTACTCTTCATTTTACTCACAATGATTTACATTCTAATAATATTTTATGGCGATCTACTGATAAACCCTATCTATTTTATAAAACAAAAGAAGGTGATCTATGGAGAGTTCCAACCTATGGAAAAATCTTCAGTATTATTGATTTTGGACGATCCATTTTTCGTCTAGGAAAGAAAGAATTTATTTCAGATGATCATTGGCCTGATCAGGATGCAAGTGATCAGTATAATTTTGGTCCATTTTATGATGCTACTCAACCAAAAGTAAAACCCAATATGTCATTTGATTTATGTCGTTTATCTATTAGTTTAATTGATGGATTATTTGAAGAAGTACCTCCTAAGAAAAAAGGAAAGAAGATTATGAGTCAAGAAGGATCCTGGAAAGTATATGAAACAAAATCAGAATTATATAACTTACTATGGGGATGGACAGTGGATGATGCAGGGCGAACAATTTATGAAAATGAAGATGGTAATGAAAAATATGATGGATTTGATTTATATATTCATATTGCACATGATGTTCATAATGCAGTTCCACGTGATCAATTGTATAAACCTATGTTTGACCTATTTCGCTATAGATCGGATGTGGATGAAAAAGTATATTCATTGGGAATTTAGATATGAGATTTAGATACGAGATTTAGATACGAGATTTAGAATATTATTTATGATATAGTGTATATCAAAAATAATAAATGCAAAAATACATTTAATTTGTATTGCATCCCGTATTAGGCAATAAAGCACACGGGCATCCATTATCTGCTGCAATAATACCATTTGATTTTCTGTAATAAACCATCTGTCCAGATTTAATATCATTTATAATGGATTGATCAAGAATACCAAGAGGTCTTGTATATGTTACATTAGGATTTGTATTATTTGCAACAGCATTAATATAAGCGCCAGATTCTGCTTTTTGTTTACGACGTTGCGTTAACAAGGATGAATCATAAATGGTCGTAGACATATCTAGTATTATCTTCCAATTAATCGTGGTGGTCCAATTTGCAAATCAAAATCATTGGATTCAGATGAAAATGGCATTGAAGGCATTGAAGGCAATTCAAATGTAGGAAATAAGTCGGGCATCAATACACCTGCAAATGCAACAAAAATGGATCCACTGATAAAGTCTTGTAAAAATTGAATATTTCTGTATTCTTTATTTTTATATTTTGATCCAAGAAAGCTTAATGCAATAAATAGAGTGCCTCCAACAAATATCCACGGAAACCATGCAGGTATCATTTATTCAATTCGTGTGAGAAAATAATAACAGGTGTGACCGCGGTTTTAAGTTTTAGCAACTATTTAAGAAAGCATTTCATAATCATCCATTTCAAGAATTTCAGAATCATCATCCAGTTGATCAAAATCATTGTTATTTAATGCAGATCCAACTGTATCAAGTATTTCAAGATCCGGAGACTTATCTTCTTCAACCATATTAGATTCATCTGGATTTTCACTGCTGAAGATTGTATTATATTTTGCAAATGATACAGACGGTTTTTCATCTAAATTAATAACTTGAGGTGATTCTGATACTTCATTTAATTCAACCAATGGCAAATCAGATCCATCTTGCATTTCAGATTGAATCGCTTGTAAATCTGATTTAGCAGAATCCAGTGCATTCTTAACAGTTGATAATATTGATTTTGGCTGAGACTCTAATGGCACTAATGGTGCTAATGGCACTAACGGTGCTAATGGTTGAGATTCGGATTCAGCTTGTGGTTTAACTGCAATATCTTCATCGTCACTATCCTCTTTATCGGTCTCTTTTGTCTCTTTTGTCTCTTCCTGATTTACTAAATTCTTTAAAATAGATTTTACAGGAACCAAACTGCGTATAGCCTGCAATATACCTTCTCCAATAATTCCTTCAATCAATTTATAATTCTGCTGACGATCTATTCCAGAAATATCTTCACGGAATAAATATGTAGAGCTCCACAGCAATTTTGAGATTTCACATAGAACCTTAAATAAAAAATGCTCTACCTTTGGAATTGTAATCTCAACTTTTTTATTATTTGCAGATAAGCGAATCGCAGTAAGCACTTTTGTATGTGCGATAAATACTGCAGTCAGTAAATCCTCCAAATAATCACAACCTGTATTTCCATGAATTGTATTGATTTCATTATGAACTTTTTCCATATTCCAATCATGAATTTCATTTAACATAGTTTGAAATTGCCATAATACCTTTTTGGGTTCAGATCCCTGTTTTGCTTTTCCCAACAGATCTACAAAGAATTGAAAATAGGCAGGAATAAGAAAAATACATAATTGTTTTGTATATTCTGTACGTGTATCGGAATATACAGAAGTAATGGAATCCATATTCATTCTTCTTGTTTCACGGTTGTTGCCTCAGCAATATATAACGCACTTGATAAAAATGCCCAAGATGATCCTGAATGTTCAATGCATTTGCCGTAGTCTTTTAAGATTGCTTCATTTGTTAAAAGAGATTTAATTAAAATTTCAGGATGATATCCATTTTTTATATACGTAATAACACGATCAAGTGATAGACTAGTAAGTTCTGAATGTTCTTTTATAGAATGTTCTAATGTTCTTTGCCATATCTTAGGAAATTGCAATTGAAGCGTAATACATTGTTTTGCACGACGATATGATAAATCATTGTATTTTAAATATTCTATAATTTCATTCACGTTTATATTACGAAATGTTGTAAGATATGATTCTAATTCGGCTAATGTCGGCTGATTAATTCGTTTAATTCTACAACGAGAACGAATTGGCTCTTGTAATCGGCACGCATCACGACACTCTAAAATAAATAATACATCTGATGCATGTGTTTCCAGTATACGACGTAAAAACGCTTGTGCTTCAGGTGTTAAATCATCCGCACCTTCTAACCATAAAATGGCAGGTTCTGTACGCCGTGCCCAAATATGAAGTTTTTGTCTACCATCGCGTAATGTCCGATCTTTACGACATGGACAAATAAAAAGTTGTTTCCCCATTTTTTCTGCATATTTCTGTATCCAGTAACTTTTTCCACAACCAGGTGGCCCCGTTAAAATAATAGGAACTTTATCAATGGACATTTCTGTCCCTTAGTTTAAACATAGTGTATATATGTTTATATTCTTACGCATTCATTTACTACCTTTATACATTAAATATTCCCTGTAATATTGCAATCCATAATTAATATTATTAATTGAAAGAGCTTCAATTAAATCATTATATGCATTAATGCCTTTAATTTCTTTAGTCGGTATAAACAAATCATTCATTACTTTAATAAATGGTGTAATATCTACGAAAATTGTAATTGAATATCGCAGCGATTTAACAGAGGAATGAAGATACTCAATGGAATAGATTTCAATGGGACTGTGTCCAATCTGAGATTTTAAAATATCATGCCATCCAGGTACTTCTTCTTTCAATTCTCGGTAGAGCGTATCATATGGTTTCTCATTGCATTTTATTCCACCTCCCAAATCACCAATCACATCTCCTTCATTACCTTTATGCTGCCAATGTATATTACATAATATATGATATACATCGTCATCAACTTTACATCGTGGAATAACTCCAATACGCCCACCATATCCTGCTGGAATTGCCTTGAGATCTGCCAAAGTAAGTGTTTTTCCAATAATATGTTTGCCATTCTTATGATATGAAAATTGTTCCACCCCACCCTTTACAAATTGCGTCATGGCTCTAGTCTATATACTGTTTACATATTGATTAAATTTTCTTTTTTGGTATGGTATGATCATGTACAATC